GATAGATTATAGTTTGATTGAGTTTGACGATAACTGGGCTTACATAGGACAAACATCCGATACTGAACCCAGTTAAGAAGGAATTATTATTATGAGAATTGGATTTACATGTAGTAGCTTTGACTTACTCCACTCCGGACATGTTCAAATGTTGAGAGAAGCAAAATCTCAATGCGATTATTTAATGGTAGGATTACAAATGAATCCTGCACTTGACCGACCTAAAGAAAAGAATCATCCAATCCAAAGTATTGTTGAAAGATATACTCAATTAAAAGCAGTGAGTTATGTTGATGAAATCATTCCTTATAACACTGAACAAGACCTTATAGACATTTTGGAATTATATCATATTGATGTTCGTATCTTAGGTGATGAATATAGAGATAAAGAATTTACAGGTAAAGACATTTGCCGAAAAAGAGATATTGAATTGTTCTTTAATAAAAGAGATCATAGGTTCAGTACATCGGGTTTACGAAAGGCTTGTGCTTGGGTAAACAAGGACGGTGATTGGAAGATGACCGCTGAGGGATAAATAATACTATGAAAGATAAAGATGATAAAATTGCCCAAGTACTTAATATGAGACCTTTAGATGAAGCGGCTGAAGAGCAGCAAGAAGCAATAGATAGATTAAATCCAGAAAAGATGCCTGATCTACCAACCAATTCTTTTTCTACTAACGAAGAAGTCGAACTTGTAGAAAGTGTAGATTCTGTTAAGAATTTACCGCAAGAAAGTGTAGTTGCACCACCTGCTGTTATTGAAAAGAATGCCGCTGAAAATTTAAAAGATATTGAATTGGCAAAGGCAAACATCGAGAATATTATTAATCTTGGTGATGACGCAGTTCGAGAAATGACAGAGATCGCAAAACAATCCGAATCTCCTCGAGCGTTTGAAGTTGTATCTACCTTAATGAAAACATTACTTGATGCAAACAAAGATTATGTTGAAATGTCAACAAAGAAAAGATACGCAAAAGAAGAAGATGTATCAAATCAAACGCAGGTTACGAATAATAATTTAATTGTGTCTACTTCCGATTTACTTAAAATGATTAAAGGCGACGAAGATAAGAAATGAATAATTTCGATAAAGGGTATCTAGGTAACTCCCATCTTAAAAAGATTGGTGAGCAGATAGAATTTACCCCAGAGATGCTTCAGGAATATATGAAGTGTGCTGAAGATCCTGTATACTTCGCCGAAAACTATATTAAAATTGTACATGTTGACCACGGATTAGTTCCAATGGACATGTATGAATACCAAAAAGAAATCACTCAAAAGATTACAAAGTCAAGAAGAGTTGCTGTCCTTACATCAAGACAGGCAGGAAAGACTACGACTGCAGTAGCAGTTATATTGCACTACATCTTGTTTAATGAATTTAAAACCGTAGCTATATTGGCAAACAAGGGAGACGGTGCTCGAGAGGTTTTAGGACGTATTCAGTTAGCTTATGAAGCATTACCTAAATGGATGCAGCAAGGTATTGAGGAATGGAATAAAGGTAACATTACTTTAGAGAACGGTTGTAAAATTTACGCAGGTACAACTACTTCTTCTGCCATTCGTGGTAAATCTATTTCTTTTCTATATCTTGATGAGGTTGCGTTTATTGAAGGATTTGATGAATTCTTTGCTTCAGTATATCCAACGATTTCATCTGGTAAAACTACAAAATTATTAATGACATCTACACCAAACGGATTAAACCATTTTTGGAAAACATGTAAAGGTGCCAAAGAAGGTACAAATGGTTATGAATATGTTGAGGTTATGTGGAACGATGTCCCAGGTCGAGATGAACAATGGAAAGAGGAAACTCTTGAAGCGTTAGATTTTGATAACGAAAAATTTGAACAAGAATACTGTTGTCAGTTCTTAGGTAGCTCAGGTACACTAATAAGCGGTGCCAAACTCAAAGAACTTGCACCTTCTACGCCAATACATGAGGCGGAAAACATAACTCAATATGAAGCACCACAAACGGACCGCTCATATGTTATGGTAGTTGATGTATCAAGAGGTAAGGGTCTTGATTACTCAGCGTTTAATATACTTGATACGACGGAGATGCCTTACAAGCAAGTATGTGTCTTTAAGGATAACACCATAAGTCCAGTAGACTTTGCCTCCGTTATATATAGAATAGGGCTGATGTACAATGAGAGTGCTGTGTTAATTGAAATTAACGATATTGGTGAACAAGTTGCTGATATACTCTTTATGGATTACGGCTATGAAAATCTTCTCTTTACTGAAAACCACGGGAGAGCCGGGAAGCAAGTATCAAATTTTGGAGGGAAGAGATCAGATCATGGAATACGAACAACAAAAAGCGTAAAGTCTAAAGGTTGTTCAATATTGAAACTATTAATTGAACAGAATCAGTTAATACTACAAGATTATAACACAATACAGGAGTTATCACGTTTTAGTAAAAGAGGAAATTCTTACGAAGCAGAATCAGGTCATAATGATGATTTGGTAATGACCTTAGTACTGTTTGCATGGTTATCTGACCAACGATTCTTTAGAGAATTAACAGATATCAATACATTGGCAGCATTAAAAGAAAAAACAGAACAACAGCTTGATGAAGAATTGTTACCTTTCGGGTTTATTGATACAGGAGATCCACAGCCTGATGAGCATGGATGGATTGAATACAGACCTGATAGAGTTTTCTAGATATAGAAACTTTTATAAATAAAACTGTGATAACTATAAATTAGTAAAAAAGATTTAATTAGATAATATTAAAGGAGAATAATATGGCTTTTTCCGTAAGTCCTTCCGTAATTGTTCGAGAGGTGGACGCATCAGCATCGGTACCTGCCATCGCAACACCACCTGCAGCTATTGCTGGCGTGTTTAGATGGGGTCCTGTAGGTGAAGCAGTACTTGTTTCTTCAGAGAACGAATTAGTTAACAGGTTTAGTACACCTAATAAAGATAACTATGAAACATTCTTTGTAGCAGCAGATTACCTTTCATACGCTAACGCATTGTATGTAGCTCGTGTTGACAATGGAGCAGTAACTGCTTCGTCAAGATCTACTACTTATGACGCAAATGGAGATGTTGTCTCCACTCAAACTGGTGCATTTGATGCATTATATCCTGGAGCTCTAGGTAACAGTCTTGAAGTAGCATATGTTAAAGGTTCAGATTACAGCTCAGCCGACATAGCAGCAGAAGATATACCTAACACTAGAATAACAGGAACATCCGAGCAACAAGCGTTAGTTCAAACAATTGCTTTTAACAATACATCATTTGAGTTTGAAATAATTCCAAACGACGAAATTACTTCAGTATCAAGTGGAGATGTAATTACAATTGGTAACGATTCAGTTGGTTACCAAGATATAACTGTTGGGTCTCTAACAAAAACAAATAGAGATGTTAACGGTGACGAAACAGCAAACACAGTATTAATTACTGCTGTTAATCACGCATTTACTTTAGAAACTCCGTACTTGTTACCAGAAACAAAATTAAACGCGCTTTCTATTACAAGAAAATGGGCGTATTCAAATAACTTTGGCAAAGCTCCTGCTACAAATAACTACCATATTGCTGTTATTGACAGTGACGGTGGAATCTCAGGAGAAGCTGGAACAGTATTAGAATTGTACTCTGACGTATCTACTACACCAACAGCAAAATTAGCAAATGGTAAAACAAACTATTACTTCGATATGATTGAACAAGAATCATCTTGGGTTAAAGTTGGCCATGCTAATACATTCGTTCTTGGTACATCTCAATATGAAAGATTGGGTGTTAACGTAGGTGATGCAGTTGGTAATACTTCAGTATCAAGTGTAAACGTTGGAACAGATGGTAGATCAGAATCAACAGCAACACTCGGTGATTTAGCAAGCGGCTACGATTTATTTAAAAATTCAAATGAAATTGATGTTTCATTCGTATTAGGTGGTAAGTCAGATGATAACGGTAATGTAGGAACATACTTAATATCAAATATCGCAGATTACAGAAAAGACGCAATCGCGTTTATCTCGCCTCCTAAATCAAAAGTTGTTGACGAAAGCAAATCAGAAAAGATTCTTTCTAACATCAAAGCTTTCAAAGGTAATTTACCTAGTTCTTCATACTCTGTAGTTGACTCCGGTTACAAATACAGATATGACAGATATAACGATGTATATAGATACACTCCACTTAACGGTGATATCGCAGGTTGTGCTTCAAGAGTTGAACCTTTTGAAAGTCCAGCAGGATTCCGTAAAGGTGTAATTAAGAATGTTGTAAAACTTGCTTTCAATCCTAACAAGGCTCAGAGAGATCAGTTATACGGCGCAGATATAAACCCAGTCATGGCTCAATCAGGAAGAGGAGTTGTCCTATTCGGTGATAAGACAGGATTAGGTGGAAACAGTGCTTTCGATAGTATCAACGTTAGAAGATTGTTCATCGCAGTTGAAAAGGCAATTGCCAATGCTGCTGAATCATTCTTGTTTGAATTGAATGACGAGTTTACTCAAGCTCAGTTCAAAGGAATCGTTGAACCATTCTTAAGAGACATTCAGGGTAAAAGAGGAATTGTTGATTTTAGAGTTGTTTCTGATACAACAGTAAACACACCGTCAGTAATTGACTCAGGTAAGTTCAGAGCTAATATCTTTATTAAGCCTGCACGTTCAATCAATGTGATTGAGTTAACCTTTGTTGCTACAAGATCAGGTGTAGAGTTTGAAGAAATTGTTGGGTCACTAACATAATAAATAATTTTAATAAAGGAGAAAAAGAATGGCATTTAATATTAATGAGTTCAAATCCCAACTAGTTGGTGGCGGCGCTCGTTCCAATCTTTTCCAAGTACAACTTCTTAATCCTGTAGATCCTTCTGCCGATTTTAAGATACCGTTTATGGTTAAAGCCTCAACTTTACCCGCAAGTACAATTACTTCAATTGACAGTGTCAATTACTTTGGCCGACAGGTTAAATACGCAGGAAGTAGAACATTTGCTGAATGGGGAGTAACGGTTATTAACGACGAGGATTTCCTAGTAAGAAATTCAATGGAAGCTTGGATGAATAGTATAGCAACGCATGATACTAATTTAAGAGGATTACCTCAGGATTACAAAACTACTGCGTTGATTACACAATATAGTAAAAATGGTGAAGCATTACGTACTTACAAGTTTGAAGGGTTATTCCCAACAAGTATTGCTGCACAAACTATGGATTGGGATACTGACGGAATACAAACTTTTGATGTAACCTTCTCCTACGATCTATGGATGGTCGAAGGGAAGACTGGCATCCCAACTACATAATATAATATAGGATGATATTTTGAAAATTTTTGGCTTTGATATAAAGAGGGCAGAGGAAGAGACTAATTTACCAGTTTCTTTTGCCGAACCCTCTAATGATGATGGAGCGATTACCGTTGGTAATGCGCTCGGTGGATTTTATAATACGATACTTGATATGGAGGGTTCTGCCAAAACGGAATCCGAACTTATTACAAGATATCGTCACATGGCAATGCAGCCTGAAGTTTCTCAAGCAGTTGATGATATTGTAAACGAAGCTATTAGTGTTGATACGAATGATAGAGTAGTTGATATTTCTTTAGGTGAAACAGATTTATCTGATAAAGTAAAGAAAACAATTATTAAAGAGTTTGATAGTATACTTGCATTATTTGATTTTACAAACAATGCATATGATATGTTTAATAAATTTTACGTTGATGGAAGATTAAACTATCATATTATTATTGACCCTGAAGATGTAAAGAAAGGTGTAATTGAATTAAGATATGTTGATCCTCGTAAACTCAAGTTAATACGAGAAGTTGATAAGAAAGGAAAGGATAAACATTCAGGTATACCTGTTAAGAAAATCAAAAATGAATACTATATGTATTCAGAAAGTGGATTTCAAAATACAGGTACAGGAGCAGGTGGCTCAGCAGGTACATCAGGTGTTAAGGTTGCTAAGGATGCAATCGCAAGAGTAACATCAGGATTGATGAATGAGAATAACAGTTTAGTATTATCTCATTTACATCCAGCAGGAAAGGCTTTAAATCAGCTTAGAATGTTAGAAGATGCTGTTGTAATTTATACATTAACAAGAGCACCAGAAAGAAGAATTTTTTATATTGATGTAGGTAACTTGCCAAAGAATAAGGCAGAGCAATATCTTAGAGATATGATGGCTCGACATAAGAACAAGTTACAGTATAACTCGGAGTCAGGACAGATTACTGATTCTCGTAAAATGCTAACAATGACAGAGGACTTTTGGTTTCCTCGTCGTGGTGGTGAAAGGTCAACTGAAGTTGATACCCTCGCAGGAGGTAATGCACCAGGACTGAGTGGTAACGAAAACTTAGAGTATTTTCAACGTAAATTATATAAGGCGTTGAAAGTACCTTTATCTCGTTTAGAACCAGAAGCCATGGCAACCTTTGGTAGAACATCTGAGATTACTCGTGATGAACTAAAGTTTGGAAAATTTATTAGAAGGATACGTACACGTTTTTCATGGGTATTTAATACTGTACTTGAAAAACAATTAGTACTAAAAGGTATATTAACACCTGAAGAGTTTAACGAAATTAGAAATGATATTCGTTATGACTTTGTTAAGGATAATTACTTTGAAGAATTAAAGGAAGCTGAAATACTGAGAGAACGATTGAATACTCTTAGAGATATATCAGATTATACTGGTAAGTATTTCTCTCATCAGTGGATTACAGCCAATGTTCTACAAATGACAGAAGAACAGGCGGATGAAATGGAAGAACAAATTGCTGATGAAAAATCGCAAGGCGGTCATCCGGAAGACGATCCTTTTTAAAATATAAATAAAAGTATAGAGTAAATTAAATTAGGGACTAAACATGAAAAATTTTAAAGATCTAGTTTCAGAAGTTGCCCAGCCGCAATCACCTGAGGAAAGACGCTTTAAGGACCAACATACAATTGAGGTAATTCCTCATCCTGTTGCTCCTGATCACGTCTTTACAGGAGAAATACCTGGTTTAGGCGATGGCAGCAGAAAAGCTGATAAAACAGATTCAGAAGCTGATTACGATAAAGCGTATAAAACTAAAGTAGACAACACATTACCTCAACGTGCAGGCGCAGGTAAACAAGTTGCTGAAGAAAAGAAATCAATTACTGAAATTCTTGGAGTCAACAAAAAGAAAAAGGATGACGAAAAGAAAGATGACGAATCAATGGAAGAAAAGGTAACTTGTCCGAAGTGTGAAGGCAAAGGTTGCGACCATTGTGACGGTAATGGTTACCATATTAAAGAAGGTGGTTGTTCAGATAGTACGCTTAAAGCAGAAAAGAAACCTGTTAAGAAAGCAACAACAAAAGAAGATAAAGTTGATGCAGGTGATAACAAGGATTCTTTGGAGCCTGAAGCAAAGCCAATTAAAAAGCCAAAGGTATCTCCAACATCTGTTTCAATTAAAGATTCAAATGGTAAAACAATTTCATTAACGTTCAAAGAAATGTTAGATAAGGTTTCCACAGAGGAAGAATTGCTTGAGAGTCCCCAACAAGAAATTCCAATGATGATGAAACAGTTAAACTTTATTTGTTACGCTGCTCAAGAAATTGAAGAACATTTACAAGAAGGACAAGATCCTGAAGAATGGTGGCAGAATAAATTAGCTGAAGTATTTTCAAACGTTAAATCATTATATGCATATAGCAAAGGTGATGCAATGGTAAGTGGTCGTCCATTAGGAGCTGCTAAGATACTTGCTAAGGCTGCTTACGGTGAATCAATTGAAGCAGGATCATTTGAACTACAAAACAAAACTTCGGTTGAAATATCAGAAGAAGATGCTGATTTATTAAATAGAATGTTCGAAGAATTAACAGAAACGAATTCAAAGGATATGTACGGTGTAATGGTTGCTGACGAAGCAGGCTTTAACGAAATCCTTGATTTTGCTAAGGAGAACTTATCATGAATTTAATTACAGAATATAGAGAAGATTCCGTAGAGGTAATTACAGAAGCCAAGGAAGACGGCAAAAAGAATTACTTTATTGAAGGTATCTTCATGCAAGGCGATATTAAAAATCGCAATGGAAGAATTTATCCAAGCGCAACTTTAGAGAACGAGATGGGTCGTTATCAAAAAGAGTTTATTGAAACTAAACGTGCTCTTGGAGAACTAGGTCACCCTGATGGTCCACAAATCAACGGGGATCGCGTTTCGCATTTAATTACTGAAATGAGACGCGACGGCAACGATTTTTATGGTAAGGCTAAAATCTTATCAACACCTATGGGGGAAATCGTCAAGAGCCTATTAGACGAAGGAGTAAAGATCGGGGTTTCGACTCGCGGTCTTGGTTCGGTCAAGGCAG